TCAGCAGATTCCCGCACGTAATAAAGATTTAGGACCTAAGATCAGAAGCTTATTTATACCTGAAGAAGGATGTAAGTGGGGCTGTTTTGATTACAATCAACAAGAGCCAAGACTCGTTGTGCATTACGCATCTCTTTATAAACTTCCATCGGTTTATGATGTATTAGATTCTTATAAAGAAGATGTAACCGCAGACTTCCATCAAACCGTAGCTGACATGGCTCAGATTCCTAGAACACAAGCTAAAACAATTAATTTAGGATTATTTTATGGAATGGGTAAAGCAAAACTTCAAGCAGAATTAGGTGTAACAAAAGAAAAAGCTGCAGAATTATTTAATCAGTATCACACAACTGTTCCATTCGTAAAACAGTTAATGGAGAAAGCTTCTAACGCAGCACAAGAACGAGGACAGATAAGAACGCTACTGGGAAGACTATGCAGGTTTCATTTATGGGAACCCAACAGTTTTGGTATGCATAAAGCTATGCCTCACGAAGAAGCGCTCAGGGAACATGGACCAGGAATTCGTAGAGCTTATACCTACAAATCATTAAACAAATTAATTCAGGGATCTGCTGCTGATATGACTAAAAAATCTATGTTAGAGTTATACAAAGAAGGAATTGTAGCTCATATTCAAATACATGATGAACTTGATTTATCCATTGAAAATGATAAACAGGCTAAACGAATTGTTGAGATTATGGAAAATGCTGTTACACTCGAGGTTCCCAATAAAGTTGACTATGAGTTTGGTAAAAATTGGGGTGACATCTATGATTAACAAGGAGGAAACATGGAAACAATTAAACAAATCTGGCAAGACCACCGAAAAATTTGTATCGGTGCTGGAGTAGTAGTTGTTATTTTAATAATCGCTGCACTATAGGACCTTATGTTGAATGGCTTATCTGAACGCAAATATACCTGCAACGTATGCGCAGGTAAGGAGAGAATATCTCTATGACCTTTCCGGACATGTGGGAGAAGCTGAAGACTGTGTCATCTTTGGGATGGCATCACTTTCAGGGAGCGCTATACTCTTTCATGCAATTATGGAAAATGGTGCTATCTTCTATCGTTTGCCGATTAGCGCCTTTATCCAAAGAGGATTTGATGTCAAAAAGGTTCCTAGGATGCGACTTGACGAGTTGGAGCTTTGGAATTGTTTTAGTTACTATCCTAGTATTCATACTTTTGATATCCTTCTAGGCCAATCAGGAAAATATATCGGAAAAGATAAGAAATGGTATCCCGGTACCTATCTTTTCACTGTTGACTGGGCTCACCCAGAGAGTAATATAGTAGATACGGATCATTCCGAAATACCGCACGAACATAAGTGCGCACACATACTTGCGTTGGAAAACGGCAACTATGCGGCTCAGCCAAACAATAGATTAATATGGAGCATTCCCTCTTTTACGGTAAAAGATGAGGTTCCTATTGATTGGAAGGTACAAACTTCTAGCTGGAATGTAGAAGATAGTGGGAAATGGAAAACCGAAGATACGGATAACTTTTTCTATGAAATTGAGGAGAAGAAAAATGGAAACGACAAAGTGTAAAAACTGTAATTGTAATTGTCACTGTTCTTTAAAAGAACACGGCGATATGTACGGGGTGTGTAGTTGCACTGTGTGCGAACATGAGTTAGAAGAGTGTGAAGTATGTCAGTAGAAGAAAAACAAACCTGCAATATGCATACCAAAGAAAAAGAAAACTTAGGTACATGTTGTCGCGTAAAAGACGAACAAGAAAACGCAGAGCAACTAACGTATGAACATCATGCGAAAGTGGGATCTGCACCAAAGGAAACAAATGAATAAATTATTTTTAATGATTGCTTTACTATTTGCATTAAGCGCCTGCTCAGTGGGCAAAAAATGCACCTATACTCAAGAAGGAACAAAGATCTCTTCTTGGTTCTGGGTTTTCTCTGGTGATAAACCAGTAGATGTAGATAAAAACAATTGTAACTAAATGAACAAAAAGTTAATTATGGCATTAGAAGATGAGGTACAGAACTTTAAAGCTTCTAAGGGCAAGAAGAAGCGTAAGAAAAAAAAGAAACATGACAACTAGATGGATGAAATATTTAATATCTTCTTTCATCATTGGCGTCATCTTTCTAGTAGCGTGGGCAAATGAGTAAACCTTTTAAATTTTCAGAAGAAGCAGCCGTTCAGATGCCATTCAAGACGGTAGCTAGTCTAATTGCTCTCGTGTCAATTGGGACGTGGGCCTATTTCGGTATTAATGAAGCGCTCAATAAGCACAATACCCAAATAGAATTAATGGAAAGAGATTTAGAAATGAATACAGAATTTAGAATCAAATGGCCTAGAGGACTACTGGGTTCACTTCCCGCAGATTCTGAGCAGTTCATGTTGATCGAAGAACTATATAAACAAGTAGATAAGATGCAGATTAGAGTGGACTCTATGATGCACAATGAAGTTAACATCAATGCTTTAACTAAAGCAGTTAATAAGTTACAATCGGATGTAGAGAAATTAAAAGATAAACAAAGAGCATTTGCTAATGGAAATGGAGCACACTAATGGCTAGACCAGGATTATACGCGAACATACATGCGAAAAGAAGAAGAATAAAAGCAGGTTCAAAAGAAAAAATGAGGAAGGTTGGTAGCAAAGGTGCGCCAACAGCTAAACAATTTAAGAGAGCAGCTAAGACTGCTAAAAAATAATGCCAGGCGTTGCGTTAAGAGGTTATGGTAGAGCTTATTTAAAAGCCGGAGGTTCTCCAGCCTGGACTAGAAAAGAAGGAAAGAATCCTAAAGGTGGATTAAATGCTAAAGGTAGAGCTAGTTACACAAAAGGAACTTTAAAAGCTCCCAGTAAAAAAGTGGGTAATCCAAGAAGAGCTTCGTTCTGTGCCAGAATGGGTGGAATGAAAAAGAAATTAACATCAGCTAAAACAGCTAGAGATCCAAATTCAAGAATTAATAAATCATTAAGAGCGTGGAATTGTTAAATGGAAGATAACTATAATATTAATGATCATTTGTGTGAAAAATGTGGGTGCCCTTGTCATTGCTATTTTGAAAAGCATTCAACATGGGGTGGACCTCCAAGCGCAACGAGCGGAGAATGCGATTGTACTACATGTGATTGTAAAGGAGGAGAATAATGGAAGAAATTATCATATGCGTGGCCCTTTGCATGTTCATGGAAGGAAAACTTGTAGAACACACTTACCAGGCATCTATGTCAGAATGCCTGAAGCATAAGAGGATTGCCGAGAGAACCATTCAGCCCGAGCGCGTTCAATTTAAATGTGGCCCCAATATAAAAGCTAGAGTTGAATATGTCGAAGAAGAAGGACAAACAGCAGGACGCACAAGAATTTTAGAAGTATTGGACCATGGCTACAAGGACGACAAATACTAGAAATCCCATAGCTCGATTACTAAAAAACTTTACTCCTAAACGGTTTAAAGATAAAAAGAAGTATGAGAGGAAAAGACATGTTTGGAAAAGGAGCAAGTATTAAGGCTGAAGTCACTAATGGCCATTGTCCATTATGCCAGGAAAAAACTATTTTTGTTTCTATTTGCAATAACATATACCGATGTATTACTTGTGGTGGAGACACCGAACAAAAAGTAAATGGGGTAATTCAATATTTGCCTATCAGCACCGGAGATAGCATACCCTCTGATCATGGGCTAGAAAAAGATGGCTCGTAAAAAACCTCTTTATGGGGCCTCTAATTACAAGAAAAAGACCAGGAAACAGAGACCTGGAAGACACGCTAAATCCTACTCAAAACGCATCCCCCCACGTAAAGCACGCTACAGGGGCCAGGGAAAATAATTTTTTTAAACCTTGACTTTTCTCCTATAATTTCATATATATTAGCTAATGAGTAGAAAGATTACATTAGATATTACAGGCGGCAGTAGCAAACAATACTCTACGCTGGTTTTAGAACTTAATATTATGGCCAAATCTTGGAATAAGTTTGGCGTTAATATATCTTTACCAGGTCAAGAAAGAATTATTAACTGGGGTAATAGAAAGAATAACGATGGGGATATTCCAGCAGAAATACATTAAAGAAGCCGAACCAATTCAAAGTTCAGAACATGATCTTTGGACTGCTGTTTTAAGTAAAGCAGCCCATGACGCCATTTATAGTTCTGATTGGAGAGAAGCTAAAAAAGCTATTAGTTGGTTTAAAAGTAATCGAAAAGATTTTAAAGAAGTATGTCAATTAGCTAACAGAGATCCTGCTTATGTGTATAGACATATGCTAGACCCTATTGCTAAGCGAGAAGCTCACATGAAGATGATTCGCAATGGAGGACGATATTATGTTGAAGAAACAGAACCCCTTCCCAAACAACACCACAGTCATTATCGAGGAACAGGACCCAAAATAAAAAGCAAGCATTTAATGGGCAATAGTTATTATAAAGCTAAACGTGAAAAGAATTTAAAAATGGTTTTACGAGGCAGTAAAGGAGGTAGACCTAAACTTTATGGCATATAAAGAAACCTGTAATTTATGTAAAGGAAATGGCTACATCACCGTGGTGGTTAAAGAAAAAGAAGAAATTAAACAATGCTGGTTATGTGAGTCCGAAGGAGAGAAAAAAATGAATAAAGATAATTGGCGTTTAGCGCCTTGGCAAGATTATCCAGAGGATGATGATGTTAACCCCGACTGGGATGCTGATTGGGATGATGTAATAGATCCTTCAGATCCTCTGGAAGAAAGGAAATGAATATGACGGAAAACAAAAAAGATAAATCAGAAGAAACTCCAAAAAAACCCGTGGTTTCTACAGAGTGTGTCATCTGTGGATGTACACCGAAACCGGATGAGTGGTCTTCTGAATTTAAAAACGCCTGCATCGATTGCATGTAATGAAATATATTATTATTCTTCTGCTCAGCGTCAGCGGCGTCGAGGAAATTAAACTACCTACCTATCATTTAGATTGTGGCGAAATTGCGACCGCCTGGATGGATGTCAACACTACCTACCGTGGAGTTAAATCGGATCAGGGAAATTACACCTCTGATGGTAAATTACTGATGGGTTATATTTGTACTCAGTAAGTCGGAGCTATTTCACAATTATATCTAATTCCAACATGGTATTGATTCACATAAGAATAGCCCATTTTAGATAAGACCTTAAGAGATTCCTTATGAGCCTCACGAGAGCACTCATACCAGGTATCATACAGTACAGGGTATTTGATGGGGTTCATACATCGGGTCCCCTCAGACAACAACGCACACACCCAAATTACTAAAATATACTTCATCCTTGACTACTATTATATTATGGGATATTCTCCAGACCAATATGTTAACAAACTATGAAAGAGGTATAACACATGACGGACATTAGTAAATATAAAAACGTCAGTCTATCACATAAGACCTATGAGATGATTGACAACCTTCGGAAACAACTCGTAGACAATACGATTTTAAGTCGAAGTCAAACCATTAGTATTTTAGTAAATGAAAAAGCAAAAAAACTAAATGGTAAGACCAAACAAAAATAATATTAAGATTTGTCCCCGTTGTAAGGGGAATGGGTATATAAGAATACCTAATAAATCGGTTGAAGAAATTGGGAAATCCATTACAACCGGATGCCCAATGTGTGACAATTTAGGAGAGATAAATGATCCGAACGATACTATTATTATCGATGCTGACGGTATTCACCGGATGCAGTGAATTTGCGCTGCTGATGAGCGGAGCAAGTATAGCCGGAACACAAAACGCTTATGTTAAAGCCTATAATGGCCTTGACGTATTAACTATCGTAAGAACGGAGAAAGGTATTAAGAGACATTTATATGACACCATTAAAACAAATAGAAGCACTCAAGCAAACGATTAAATACTTTCGTTCACAAATAGGACCCCATGATTGTGGATGGATGTACACCACGATAGATGGACTCAAGTATAGAATTAAAGAATTACGTAAAGAAGAGAAAAAGTTTTCAAAAATTAAACAAGAATCATGGATTAAAGGATATAAAGAATGGAAGAAATAGATTTAAAAGAGGAAAACTTAAAATTAAGACGTGATATTACTAATCTTGAACAACAAGTCTTAGAGAGCCACGCCGAGCGCATTAAAACACTTAAAATCAATCAAGAACTCACCAATGAAATGGTTTTAATTAAAGGTATTACCATTACCAATTCACCGGAATTAAGAGAAGCTAATAAAAAAATTAAAAAACTAGAAGAGACTCTGGAGAGACTTACCAATCCAGTGCAGAAAGCAAGGGAAAGTGGTTTGTGAGAAAACTAACTCCTACCGAAGCGGCTTATGTGGCAGGAATCATAGATGGAGAAGGGAGCATTGAGTTTAAACGTAAGGAAAGAATTAGAAGAGACCGAATGGGAAGTCCTACCTACAATACTTTAATTGTAAGACTGGAGGTTCCCCAGGTGGACGGCCGACTGATTGATTATTTAATGGAAACGACGAAAGAAGGAGTCAGAGATATGAAACGTTACCCGACCAAGGAGAATTGGCAAGACCAACACCGTTGGCGATGTAGTCATCACGGCGTTTACCGAGTCTTGAAACAAGTCTTGCGCTATCTCATTGTCAAACAAGAAAAAGCTAAACTTGTTGTTGATCATTATGACAAGCAATTTAAAAAGAAAACCTATGGCAAGGGAGGCTTTGGAGTCAAATGAAAGTTCAAGATAAGATCTACCACCAGATTCTCGATCACGTGATGCATTTACTGGGCCATAAGCTCCCGGTGGTGATGATCGCGGGTTCCCTCATGGCTATTGCCCAACGGTTATATAAAACTCATCTTACCCCTAAACAATATAAAAAAATTATGAAAATAGCAGGTCAGATTCATGTTGAACCTTATGATCTTAAAAAGAAAACATTACACTAATGTATAAACCTTTACCTAACTCCCTGACGATTCAAACCAGTTCTGTTAACGGCTTAGGACTGTTTGCCACCGAGAACATTCCCCAAGCCACGAACCTGGGGATTACTCATATTAAGATTGATGACACCATTATCCGAACACCGCTCGGAGGATTTATTAATCATGCCGACGATCCGAATTGTGTGAAAGCTGAACTCCTGGCTAACAGTTATCATGGAGAAACCTTTAAGAAGAAATGGAATTTAGTAACTCTTCGAGCAATTAAAAAGGGGGAAGAGTTAACATTAAAATATACGTTTTATAATGTATGAGTGGAATTTGTATGATGAGTCAGATGAGAGAGCACCGAGCACCTGTGAAATGGAATAAAAAATTTATCTATCCTAAATCACAACGATCCCTGATCCAGGGCAAACGGCACTATGATATTAATACCACCAAGCTGCCCTCAGTGACGACTATTATTTCCGCAACCCAGTCGGAGGAAAAGCGACAGAGCCTTGCGAAATGGAAAGCACGACTCGGGGACACTGCAGCCGATAGGGTGAGAGATATTGCCGCGTTAAGAGGCACCGCCATGCACACGTTTCTGGAGGCGTATATTCGGGGAACAGGGCACAGGGACCTAACGAGCGTGGGCCGGGAAGCTGAGCCCATGGCTCAAAAAATAATAAATGAGGGTTTAAGCGGCTTAGATGAAATATGGGGCAGTGAAGTTGTCCTATATTACCCAGAATTGTACGCTGGAGCCACTGATGTAGTTGGAATTTATAATGGGCAAGAAAGTATAATAGACTTTAAACAAACCAACAAGCCCAAAAGAAGAGAATGGATAGACGACTATTTCATTCAATTAGGAGCCTACGCAATGGCCCATAATTTTATATATGAAACCAAGATACAGTCTGGAATCATTCTAATGTGTTCTAAAGATCACCTTTTTCAGAAGTTTGAAGTATCGGGTAAGGAATTTGTCAGCTACCAACACGCATTCCTTCGTAAAGTGGATGAGTATTATAGGAATTGTAACCAAAACAAATAGGCAAAAAGATACAAAAATGAAGCAATTAGCAAGGAAATTAGCCATTAATTGCAATTGTACCCTAGTATACAGTTATTTCAATAAAATAAAAAAATTTTTTTTATTTATTTTTAAAAGTGGTTACAATTGGTACAAAAGTTATTATTGTTGTATACCAACACTTATTCGCTCAAAATTGTATCTTTTAACAGGATACAATTGGATACAAAAGATACAATTTGAAAATGAGCATTGATTATCAAGGCTTATTTAAGCAAAAGTTCAATTATCGTCAAAAAGCTAGCAATACCAACAACTTAAGGGACGCGCGCACATGATTCACTCTTTTATTTTTCTATTTTATAGTAGGGAGGGTATACAGTACTATGTTCAGAAAAAAATCTAAATATAAACATGTCAGAATCAATAAAAAGAAGTACTACTTCCACAAAATCTTCTGGGTTGATATCACGGCTGATGGAGGACACGCTACTAGAGAAGAGTTTGATAAGTTTGAATGCTCCACGATGGTCTCATTTGCGTACATCTACAAGAAGAACAAAAAGTTTATATGGACGTTTGCAAGTTATGATGAAAAAGATGAAGTATTTTCTGATCGAAATGTTTTCCCGGTTGGTTGCATTACTAAGATTGAGAAGCTGAATGTCTAGCATTGACTGGTTAAGTCAGGAGAAGTATAACCGAATAAAGGAGAAATAAATGTTTTTAACTTGGCATTTACTAGCTATTTGCGTAGTTATTTTAATAGCATTTGGAATTGGTTTTAGTGTGGCTAAAATTTTAAGCGATCGAAAAAATAATTAAGATGTGGAATCCTGATCGTCTGTTTGCTGTTCTGATGTTTGTGACTCTTCTGTTTTGTCTTTACTTTTCATCTTTAATTCCTCAGTAGATTTCAAGAGATTTTTAGCTTCCAATAATTTCTCATTCTTCTCCTTGATTGTTTTCATGCGATCATAGAGCTGATCGAGATTCATATCGTCGATTTTACCATGTCTGATAATTTTTTGATCTATATAATAGCCGGCTACCTTACCTCTAGCAATTTCAGTTGTAGCTGCCGCGGCTAGATTTTTATTATCTTTTTTACCCCTATCTCTAATATTGCCCAGCTCCTCTAAATGACCCTCAAAACTTATGCCATATTTATGCCTTACTTCATCTCTGAGATTACTGATGTGAGCACACACTAGAGGATAGTGTTTTGGATTAGTCATAATTGAACCTTCCCTTGATGCGTCCGAGTATCCTGCAAGTTTGGCTGCTTGTGTTTTGGTTATAGGTATTCCGTCTACTCCATAGACAATCAGTTCAGCAAATTTCATTTGCTTTGGTGTTAATTGTTTAGCTGGTCCTGGCATAATCTTGACAATATATAATAGTTATTTTATAAGTGCAATAGAATGGCTATCACAGGAAAGATCTTACAGCACGTTGTTAAAAAGTTTATGAAAGCTGAAGTTGCGCAGAACGCTCGGGTTCAGATCGAATTACCGAACGGCGAGATGTACGACATGACTGATATTTTATTACTTGAAAATCAAATTTTAGGTGATAATGAAACACACAGAATAGTTTTTCGATGTAAAAAATCTCCTTACAATATAGGGAAAATCATCGGAAAATTATAGGGTAGGCTTGGGGTGGATAGGCCTATCATAACTGAACGACAACTTTGGAAGAAATTAAAAAATGAAACTACCTCAATATCATGGACCAGGCTGGAAAACTGGGCTTTATTCGGCACTCCTGATCTATTGGGCTATACTTCTAATGGCACCTTTTTTACCGTAGAATTAAAAAGGACCGCCCCAAAAAACCCCAATTTGGTACGGTTCTCCCCGCACCAAATATCTTTTCATATTAAGCATAAAAAAAATACTTTTATCCTTGTTGCTTGTGCCCTGGACCAGCTTGTGCGCTTGTACCCTGGCTCCCGGATCTTGGAGCTTGTGGACTTGGGGATTTCTCGGGCGGGCCCACCCTTAGCTTGCGGCCTCGAGTCTTGCGTCTCTGTGCTTGAGGGCTTGTAGATTCCTGGATGAAGCTAGGATAATTCCTTAAGTATTCATCATGAATTTTATTAATGAAGTTTATATTGTATTTCATTTATATCTTTATTCCAGCACGCTCGACAGCTGCCGCACTGGTTGCCCTGTTTGGGCGCCGGGCATATGTGACCAGGCCGCGCCTTAGTAACTACGGTTGACCAATGGGACCAGGCTTTACCGGGCTTTGTATCATTTTTTGCATTCGATAATCTTATTATTAAATTTTTAGGAATAGTAGAACCCGGAAGCGGTAAAAATTGACGTTCTTGAGTGGGCAGCCAGTGTTGTGTATCCGGTGTTAAATCA